GTTGACTTCATCGGCTTGTCGCTTGCGCTCAAACCAACTGGTCAATGCTTCCTCGTATGCATCAGCGTCATAGTCGTGATCTTCTAGCTTTGGCTTATTTCCAATCACCACTGGCTTGGTCTCAGGTGGTGCGGCTTGTACCCTTGCTTGCAGTTCACGATTCTGCCTTTGCAGTTCTCGGTTCGTCTTACGCAACTCTTTTACCCATTCAGGCGCAGGAGTATGTTCTTCGGGAGGTGGCGCTTCCTCACCAATGCTGACAACAACTTCTTCGGTATCTTCAGGTTCAACCTCATCAACGGGTTCGTTGACTTCGATTTCTTCTTCTATTACCTCGACTTCATTGTCCTCAATTACTGCCTTTTGATTCATCTTTGACCCCATTCAACTCACCCACTTTAAACGGCTGGGTGGTAACCGTTGTTTTAATTGTCGCTTGTTTTTTACTGATTCGCAACAGGTTGCACAATCTGCCCCTGCAAAATTTCTTGCACTGCCTGGGCATTGGTCATCGCCATGCTCTGTGCTGTTTCTTCAACCTTGCCCAAAGTTTCTAGCGTTTGCGCCCGTTTGAGTTCTGCGCTTGCCACGGTTTCAACAGTATCAGCTCTTGCTCTTGCGGCTTTTGCCATTTCATTCTCGGCTGCGGCTTGCAAATACATTGCGTTCGGGTCTTGAGGCTTGCCTTGCATTTCTGCCATGAGTTCTTCTGCCTCTTGATCGGTTGCCTGAACAACACCCATCCGCAGTAACTTCTTGCGGAAATAAGCATTTGCATCACCAACACCCTCACCTTCCATGTTCATCATCGCCATTGCAGTCAGCACTTGGGCTGTCTCTGGGTCTTGGGTAATCTGGAGCATCCCTGTCAAAGCCCTGACGGTAGCCGCACGTTTGCTGCTAGAGGATGGGCCAACATCTGCAACCACATCAAATGTGGCACTGGACAGGTCATTTGCCATCACAACAGCACCAGTTTTGGTGTCAATCGTTGGTTGCATCAACTCAACCATTCCGGCCTCACCAGTAGCGGCAATGGTTTTCATCTTGCGCTTGTCTTCTGTATAGATTTCCTTTGCCATGCCAAGCCAAATCTCACCGCATCGCTTCATGCCCTTGGCAAAGTTGCTCATGTAGATAAACGTCTGCATATCCACACGGGTTTGAATCATCTCAACCGCTTTACCTGATACGCCTGAAATCATCTTGTCAGCCCCTTGCGGGTTGCCCAAAATGTCCTGCATATCTTGTTCTGTGATCTGCAAAAGTGCCGCCATTGCAGGTGGGATTTGTGCCGACCTTGTGTAAGCCACAGGGCCACTGATTTGTGTGCTGCCATCAGCACCAGTGACAGGGTTAATCAGCAGATAAGGGTAATCACGCAGGTTATCTTCTGCCCACATTACCTGATGCCCAGCCACTTGTTCTGGGGTCATGATGGGCTTTTCGATGCTAGACAAAGCTGAAATCTCGCCCAGCTTGGACAGTTGCATATTCTTCAGGCGTTGGGCATCTTTAGCCAGGCGCACAGCACCCATGCAACGCTCGATGTTGTCCACAAACCAACGCTTGCCGTAAACCACCACGATGGGGATATTTTTGCCTGCAATGTAGCCTGCATCTTCCAGCACCTTGCCGCCAGACATGATGTATTTGCGAACCCGCATCCGCTTGATGCGCTTTTGACGAACTTCCCTTGTGCCGACCGCCATCAGGGTTTCTTCTAGCATTTCATCGTCTGCAAAGTCTTGGGCTGTGTAGCGTTCCTCAGTGCCATCAATGGCTTCAAATATGCGGATAACCTCGGTTTTTTCCTCGACCTTATAGTACTCAGCCACAAACACAACATCAGGTGTTGCCCAATCAAACTCGTATTGGTGAATGATCTTAGGCCAATCTGTTGGGTCATCGTTGTAGATTTCCTTGTAGCTTTCACGGGTCATGCTAGTGACCACAAAAGCATATTTGGCATCTGACTTGTCTTGTCGCTTGGCGTTCAGGTCAAAGAACACGCTTGAGTCGGCATCAAAGATTGGCTCGAATCTAATGCGCTGGCGCTCATTCTCTGGGTCTTCTTCATCTTCGTAAACAGTACGCAAACGCCATGCACCAATGCCACCGCCAACAGCTTCCTCAAAAGCATTGTCGTAAGCCTCATCAGCCACCGATGCTTGTTCATCAGCACGATAAAGGCCATCGCAGACTTCAGCCAGTTTGTCATTATCAGTACCATCTTTGCTCACATAATCAACTGTGATGCGATTATTGCGGTATTCGTTAACGATGCGAATGACCGCCAACATGATTTTGTTGACTTCAAACTTGGGTTTATTTTCGTACTGATCCCACAATGGCCCTTCCCACTGAGAGCCGCACAACGAATAGAAACGCCTGTCTTGTAGGCATTGCAGACGCTCATCCCGCAGCGCAGTTTGTATATCATTAAACTGCCGCAGTGCTTCAGCGTGTAAATTTGCAAGGCGTTGGTCGTTGGGTATTCGTGCCATATTTGTCCTTTTGGGGCGATTATCTACCAGCGTTTGACATTGGGCAATGGTGTAAATGTAGCCGATTTTGTTACCGCTGACCGCCTGATGCCCTCACACGCATAACGCAAAGCATCAATAACGTGATTCTTTTTGTCCTCAAGCATGGGCAGAATTCTGCCTGTCAATGGGTCTGATTTATAACTGTACAGGCTCAACTCGTCAATTGTGTGAATGCAACGAGGATGAACAACAATGTCGTAGTTCTTTAAAAACTCGATGCCTTCCTCTACAGACTTTGGCCCTTTGATGGCAGTCATGATCTTTGGGAAACCGTTGCGCTTCATGTGGCTGATGGTTTCTGGTCTGGCTGAGTCTGCCACGATAGGCCACTTCTCAGCCTCTGGAACTTGCATGAATAACTCAGGGGTGTTGATAATCTCACAGCCCACCATGTAGGCTTCATAATCAATGTAAAGGGTGCGCCCGATTATGTGGCAACGCACCAAAACTGTCGGGTCAACTGAGAAACCCCAATCAGCCCCAAGACGATGGATGGCATCTGGCGGTGCATCAAAGTCGTCAATTTTCCAGTTCTTAAATACCTTGCTGTTGCTGTTTTGTAGGTATTGACCCATCCAAACGTGCTGATATTTGTCAGGGTCACGCCTCTTGTCATATTCCATTTCGTCTTTTAAGACTTGTGGAAACCACGGGTTATCCCCAAAGTTGACCTTAATTACTGCAGCATCCTTTGGCGGCTCTGGCCCACGCAATAGAAAATCCACAGGGTCAGACTGCTGCCTTGGATTCCATGTGAACCAAAGTTCTGAACCAGGCTTTCGGATTGTTGGCCTTAATAGATCAAGGCTGGTCTGACTCAGGCTTTGGGCTTCCTCAACCCAAGCGCAATCATAGCCTTCTAGCGATTTAATGCTGTCAGCTGTGTGGTTCTGCATACCTTGAAAGATTATTGCCCCATCGCCCTTTTTGGACTTGATGACCGAATCTTGGACTTCAAAGTATGCGCCAGCGTTCATGGCTTCGATCTTGGTCTCTAATAGACGCTTGACAGATTGATTAAGGGATTTTTGGATTTCCCTGACGCAAACGCTTCTGCGCTTGGGGTCAATGATGTGTTCCTCAATCATCAACTCGGCAAAGGCATGAGACTTTCCGCTACCCCGACCACCCCATGCGCCTTTGTATCGGCTTGGTTTTGTCAATGGCAATGCCCAGCGAGGGGTATCAATCTTCAGTATTTTTTGCATCCACCACCACACGCTCGATGCGCTCAAACAATAGGGGCGCACCATCTGCGCCAGTGTGTTCTTGCTTAACAGTCTCAGCCCAGCGCATTTGTGTCTTTGTCCACCAGATAAGGCTTGTGGTGTCTCCACCCACAGCTTTGCTGTATAGCGTCTTGGCAATCTGCCCATTGGCCTTGGCTTTGCCCATGTCCAGCTCGTGCCTGTAATACTTGCGGAGGGTCTTGTCATCGATGCCCACCAAGCAGGCAATGGACTCGTGAGGCAAGCCTAATCCGCTACTGGACTCAACCAGTTTGCGGGATTCTGCCGTTGGCTCGTGCGGTTCTTGTGGATAGATTGGCATTTTATGTAGGGGAACTCGCTTAAATTTTAAGCAGTTTCTGCTTTTTCTGTCAATAAAACGGCTTTCTTGCCTGTGAAGTCTTCCCATCGCTTTACGATCACATCGCAGTATTTGGGGTCTAATTCCATCAGTCTAGCGTAACGCCCATGTTTCTCTGCCGCAAGCATAGTTGTTCCGCTTCCACCAAATGAATCCAATACAATATCACCACCTTTTGTGTTATTAAGCATTTGGTATTCAAATAAAGCCACTGGCTTCATAGTGGGATGTTCGCCATTTCTGCTAGGTCTATCAAACTCAAGGATAGTGGTTTGCTTGCGGTCGGTTGCCCACAAATGGCCTGCGCCTTCTTTCCACCCATACAAACAAGGCTCATGTTTCCAATGGTAGTCCTGCCTGCCCATCACAATAGATGACTTCTTCCATATAAGGCATTGGCGCACAGCCCAACCAGCGTCTTTAGCCGCACCCCTAAAGTTGTAGCCCTCACTATCAGCGTGCCAAATATAAAACACCGCCCCTGGCTTCATCACCAAGTCAGCAGTCACATACGCATCCCTTAAGAATTGCCTAAATTCTTCATCAGGCATTTTGTCATTAAGGATTTTTAATCCATTTTTTCGCTCTGGGTTGGCATGGTTACCGCCTTGGACTGCCACATTGTATGGAGGGTCAGTTAACCACATATCCACAAGTTGCCCATCGCATAGCTTTTCCATGTCGGTCAGACTACATGAATCCCCGCACATAAGTCGATGCTTGCCCAATTGGTAAATGTCGCCCAGCTTGGTTTTAGGTTCTTCAGGCACTTCAGGAACAGCATCCTCGTCTGTCAATCCTTCCACCACTTCAGGCTCAAGCAAGGCGCTTAACTCTTTGGGGTCAAACCCAAGCATTTCTAGCGCAAACCCGTCTGCCAATAGGTCATTCAACTCTATGGTCAGCATTTCATTGTCCCAGCCTGCATTGAGTGCCAGGCGGTTGTCAGCAATGATGTAAGCCTTGCGCTGGGTCTCTGTCAGGTCTTTTAGTTCAATGGTGGGGACTTCTTTGTAGCCCAGCTTTCTTGCAGCCATCAGCCTGCCATGCCCTGCAATGATGCCGTTCTCCCCATCTACCAATATAGGGTTAGTCCAGCCAAATTCTTTGATGCTTGAGGCAATCTGGGCTATTTGCTCATCAGAGTGAGTTCGGCTGTTGTTGACATAAGGAATCAACTTGTCCACAGGCTTTTGCACAATTTTTAGCATGGTGTCCTCAAAAAAATGGGAGCATCAGCCCCCAAAAGCTGGCAACTGCATTTTGTCAGCGTACTCATTTTGCAATGTCCGGTACAGGAATGTCAACAGGCCATTGGTTTGTGTCCACTAACAATTGAACTGTTTTGAAGTGGGCGATGTTCCATGCTTGCTGTCTTTCAGCCTTTGACCACTTTGCACCTTGGTCGATGTCGTAATGGCAAGTTTGGCATAAAGCCGCTACTAGATTGTCGTCTGCTTTTATTCCACGACCTTTTCCGCCACCCCAATTGCTATGTGCTGCTTGAATTCCATTTTCTGTTCCACAAAGCTGACAGGATAGAGCCGCCACTAATTTTAGCAGTTTCTGGCTTCTCACATACTTGTGTTTCGGATATTGCATATTCTTTGGTGTAAAACTTGTGGTTGTTTTCGCACTGGCGCTTTCGGCTGACGAATTCTGGGTTTGATCGGGTATCTAAGACTTTGAGGGTTTCAGAGCCACAACGGGGACACATCATGTTTCTATTCCTTTGTCTGCCATCCATGCCAAGAGCCATTCAATGAACTCTGAGCCTTCCTCTTTTGTGAATTTGTGGCTTTGGAGGCCAAGCTGGACAACTCTTTGCCCGTCTAGGCTTGGTGCAATCTTGCCGATCTTGCGACCAGTTTCATGCGCCCAGGCATCAATGAGCAATCTTTTCCAATCCTCTGCTGTCCATTCTGACCCTGCCGCTTTCATTTGCTTGGCAACCATGTCAATCAGGGCATGGAACATATCGTTCTGATCTGTGCTGCGTGTGGCTTTTTTGACCTCCAAA